AAGTGAGTTTGAGCAAATCTACGGATTGCCCACTACACCCGCGGAGCGTTACTTCTACCATTCAGTTAGACCTCTATTCAATTCCCCAGCTAATATTCTTGCATACAGACTACCATATGGAGAATCAACCGGTGCAGGTTTTGGTAACAGTTATGGAGCACTTGCATACCCTGCAAAAGGTATTGCTCTATCTGGTACAGGTGCCGATCTGGAGACATACACACAACCAACTTCAAGTAACTCAAACGGTGATGAAGTAGATGTACCGGGTGTCTATGTGCTAGGTAAACCATACCACATGGAGTTAACTCAAGAGCAATACTTCCAGGTACTTCAAAATGAAGAATTCGAATGGTCAAATGTTCTATCAGCCGCTCCTGAGTCATTCGAAAAACTAGGAAACGCTGCTGCAATTGTTCTTAATAAAGGGCAGACGACAGTTAATAGTCGCTTTGAAGGTTACTATATCGGTCTTGCTGATAATACCAACCTAAACGATGCAACAGACTTTGATGCTATATTAACGGCAGAGACTGTGGCCACGAGCGCGTCTGTTACATCCAGCTATCTAAGACTACCAACTCAGAGATTAAACTTTACTCTCTCAGGTGCAAATGATGCAACGACTAACACATTCGGTCAAGAGACTGACAGTATATCCGAAATCATGGAGAATCTGACTGATTTTGATATTGCAACACCACAATACGACGATGTACTATCAGTTGGCTTATTTAAACTAAGACAGTCAGTGTTCGCTGCTGATGTTATTAAGCTTGATTACATCCTATCTGAAAACTATGTAGGTTCATTCGACTTCCACAGACAACAACAAAGTCAGCAAGGTGGAGCTCCTCAGAGCTTCTTCCTTGGATTTAGAGAAGATGAGTCACCTAATATATCAGTAATGATTAATGATAACCTTTCACACAGAAATGGTGAGACTTACCTCGATCTTAATGGTAACCCTATTAACAAGATAAGAGTTGCTAGCAGTAAGTTTACAAGCAACTCAACCGGTAAGGCTCACTTCTCAGCACTATCAGCTGGTTATATCCCTGAGACATCACTGGTACCAACAACAAGTACTGCTCTTATCAATAACGTATTCAGTACTCTATCTGGAGCGGTAGTTGATCTAGGAGCTGCTGACTCGCTATTTACTGTAGGTGCATATGCCAATGCTAACCTACAAGCAGAGCAAAAGGATCTAGGTAGTGTGCCGGAGAAGATTGATAGACTACTCGATACCATTGAAAACCCCGAAGTATTCGATCTAGATATTACAATTGAAGCTGGTCTCGGTACTATTAACGCTGCAAGAACGCAGAATGGCGATGATAAGTACTTCGATGACCTGACAAACGTTTCAGCAATGTCCGGTTTCTATACATCAGACATTACTAAGATATCTGATGAAGCTGCGACTTACAGAGATAACTGGAAGGCAATCTACAATAGGTTTAACGACTTTGCGGAGAAGAGAAGAAAGGATCATATGTTTATTGCTGATTTGCCTAGACCTATATTTGTACAAGGACGGAACTTCAGGACCTTAGATGATCCTGATAAGAACTTCTCCTTGAATGTATCCAAGCCAGTACAAGCTTTTACAACTATTCTTAATTCAAGTTACTCTACTACATATGCTTGCTGGAGTAAGGTTTATGATAGTTCATTAGACGATCAAGTATGGGTACCGTTCTCTGGTACTGCTGCGAGTCAAATGGCTAATACAGATGCTAACTTCCAACCATGGTTTGCACCAGCTGGATTTAGTAGAGGTAGAGTCGGTGGTGTTAATGATATTGCGCTATACCCGAAGCAGAAGCAAAGAGATCAACTCTATAAGAACTCGGTCAACCCAGTTGCATTCTTCCCAGGTGACGGTTTTGTAACATTCGGTCAGAAGACCTTACAAGCAGCTCCGACAGCGTTTGATAGAATCAATGTACGTAGACTATTCTTAAATCTTGAGAAAGCAACGAAGAATACTGTTAAATACTTCTTGTTTGAGCCTAACACACTACTTACAAGAACGAGAGTTATTAATACACTCACACCTATATTCGAGAACGCCAAGAATACTGATGGACTATACGACTACCTGATCGTATGTGATGAGAGAAATAATACACCAGATATTATTGATCAGAATGAAATGGTTGTAGACATTTATCTAAAGCCAGTTCGCGCCGCTGAATTTATTCTCGTTAACTTCTACGCAACACGTACAGGTACAGACTTCACCGAAATCGTTGGATAACATTAAATATAATTAGCTATGGCAGACGTAAAACAAACAATACAGGACTTTTATACTCAGGCACAAGCAAAGGATTTCGCAAGAAATAACTTGTTTAGAGTGCTTAACATCGACTTTGGTAGTGGTAGTGATACATCTATTGGAGAAGATGATCTAATATATGCTACGACAGCTACTCTACCTGGTAAGACAATTCAGGATGTTGTAGTACCTTATATGGGTCTAGATTTCCACGTACCAGGCACTGTTAAATATAACAACTCTGCCGGATACAGCTTGACCTTTAGAGCTGATGAATCTTATAAATTGTATGAGAAGTTCCAGCAAGTTATTAATGATACTTTTGATGATTCAACATCCACAGGTAACTACTTTACACCTAAAGCTGATTCTGTTATTGACCTAGTACAGTTAGATAAGGAATTAAACAAACAAGCACAGTATCAACTAGTTGGTGCGAGTATACGATCTGTAGGTGATCTTTCATACGATGTAACAGCCTCTGGTGAAGTACAAACCTTCACCGTTACTATCGCATACCAGTATTATAGGAAGACATCATAACATCTTTTTTATAACTTTAAAGGCCGTACCGTAGGTACGGCTTTTTTTTGCTTAAATATTTGTGTATGAGTATTCTTAACGCTGCCGGTAAATTTCTACAAGGTGTAAAAAGTGTAACACAGGGTAACCTAGGTGGTTCACTCGGGCAACCGAATGTGCAGCTATTCGGTACTAATATACCAGGGATACCGTTAGTTAGTTTTAGAGATTCATTCATAAAATCGATGGAGTCCTGGATAGGTGCTATCCCACTAAGAACGCAGTATATTATATTTTTCGACCGCTTCCCTAGCGGACTGAAAACTAGTATGTTACAGAGCCTTGAACCTGTTCAGGGAGATAAGAAGGGATTTGATATTGATAGAGCGAGAGCAGTATTAACATCTTATCCGTTTCAAGGTATTAATGGGTGTATGTTTGCTCAAGGTGCCTCTATACCTGATGATACATTTGAGGTTAATCACGCTACGATAACTAACAATAGAGGTTTTATTCCAGGTCCCGTTAGCAGCGGTAGATCTAACTTCTCTCCACTTACCCTAAACTTCAGAGAGACAAATACATCGTTTGTTGATAGTTTGGTTAGACCTTGGGTCATCTTGGGAGCACATGCAGGTATGGTTGCTAGACCTGAAGATTCAGACCTAAACGTTAAAACTAATGCAACAATAGTACAGTATACAAGATCATTTCAAAAACTGTCACAGATACCTAGAAAGGTTTGGCGGTTTTATAATTGCGTGCCCATGAGTGTAGATAGCAGGAATTTATCATATGATGCTGAAGCACTAGAGACATATAATACTAAATGGGCATATACTCACTATACAGTCGAGGACAATTTATACTTGCCATTACCTGACTTGATTGATAAATTATTTTAATGGTCTCAAGTCAACTATCGATACCTCTTAAGAGAGGCCTGGTATTCTTTAAGGAATTATCATATCTAGAATATAAGAATGTATGTAAAATGCTACTTTCTAGTGATACTGCTGAGGTCAATAATTGCTTCGAATCAATCACTCAACGTATATCATCGAGTTATGATCTCAATATTATCGATAAATTTGAAGCATTAATATATATCAGAAACTCTATACTAGGTAATGATATAGCACTCGCTTATGATAATAGAAGTATCAATTTTTCGCTAAAAGACCAATGCATAGGTATGTTTCACGAGGATACTTTCGAATATGGGGGGTGTAAATTCAGAACACCTGAGTATTTTTATAATAAGGGTATTACAGCTACTGTAGCAGATTACCTATATGAAGTAAATGGTAATAGTTTAGACGGATTTTCAATACATGAAAAAACCTTAATATTAAATGAAACAGACATACATATTACAAAGGTTGTAAATATTATAAACGAAATTAAAGGTAAAAGTAGCATCGCTATTCTAGATGGCGGAGCAGAAATTAATGTGTATGATACTTCGATACTACAATTTCTTAGAGAAATTTTTAGTAGTGATTTAATGGAGCTGTATGAATTTGAGTATAATATAACACAACGATTAAATTTAAAAGGTGCTGACCTACTACATTATACATTACCAGAACTTAAGATTAATTTAAATTTCTATAGTAAGGAGCAGGCAGAAAAAGCTGAAGCTGAAAACAGTAGAAATCCTGATACCGGTGAGTAAATATTAATATGTCCGATGTAAATAGTATTATTCAAGAGCTTAAAAAAGCTAAAAAAGTTATAAGTGTATTCTCACCTACACTCAAAAACGATATCGATATCTCACCTATTACACTGGCTCAGCAATCTAAGATTATCGAAA